AGAAAAGCAGGAGAAGAAGCAATGAACTCATCAAAGCCCTGCATAGGTCCGTCATAGCCTAGCTTTCTAGCTACAACTGCTTTTTGTTGTGATGTAAAATCTCTCATATGTTTCTTGGTTTCTCTATTGCTTCAGTTAAATAGGCAAGCATGTCTCTGTTATCTCTTAAGAGTGCTAACACTCCTACAGCTAAGCAGTACACTTGTCTCTCTGACAGTTTTAATTGGAAGCAGTCGTCTATAGCGTGTATACATTCATGTAACAATGTATCTGCCTCCGCTAAGGGGTGCTGACCAGACTTAATTTTAATTGCATAATCGTCATAGCTGTACTCTCCCAGTTGTTCTGGGAATACATCTACAACTCTAATCGGCACTTCTCTGCCAATAATACTTAGAGAAGTCGGTAACATTATATACCTTTATGCCTTGTCATATCACAAATTGGTGGTCTAGTCAACCACCTAATACATGTAAGGCATGCTCTATATGCTTCTTACGATCTTCTAAACCAATAGTACCACCATTGATACGCTTTGTCATAGTGAGAATGTCACCGCTATCAGCATATTGATTGAGCCTATGGGTTTGCCAGAACCAGCCAGCGGTCTGGGCAGCATACATGGGTGTACGCACCAGCTCAGGCTGCATAATGAAATCAACTCCCAAGGCTTGTCCAGCGTGGAAGAAGTTATTCATGCCAGTTAGCTGTAAAAATCCGGAGCCACGGAACCTGAACCCATCCCCACTGGCCTCATCCCTGTTACCCATACGATTGCCGTAAATCCTATTGGCGATACGCTGTGGCTGCTTCTCATAGGCAGCAGCAGTTTCAGGGGTGAAGCCCCATACACGCTTAGGAGTTTGAGGAAACAGCTTAAGCAGGGTGGGAGCACGATAGTTCAGGTTTTCTTCCATGATGCGGAAGTTACCACACTCATGACCACATTGACCAATCCAACTAGCTTGCTGTGCAGGAGTAACAATATTAAACCTCTCAAAGGTTTCATTGAATGCATCAGCCAAAGATGGCTCAATGTGTAGCTGTCTTAGTTGTTCACTTGTTACCATTGTTTACCAACTCCCTCATTTCGTTGTAGGCTGCGACACAGGCTGTGTGCTTGACGATGGCTTTGTCTCCTTCGGCAACGATGTCGATAAGAGTTGCAATAGTCTGTCGCTCAAGTTCGCTTGCATCGGCTCCGCTATCTCCTGTGGTAGGGGCGGCACTTGTGCTGGTTTGTATACAACTGGTGGTGGGGAGGCGCAACCTGCCAGTGTTAGCAAGCTCATGCATAGCAGTTTGCTTTTTAGATATTTCATTCTTTGCCTTTCTTAATGCTGTTTCTTTATCAGCAAGCTTAATGGTCATGTTCTTCTCTAGCTCACGGGCTTCTTCATTCTTCTTAGCTATCTCTATCTGCATCTCTTGGTCACGCTCAAGCCAGCCATAATGATGACCAGTTTGATATGTACCAAATAGTGCAACCATTGCACCAATGATGAGCCAAGGAAGTGGTATAGGAAACATTAGTCCACCTCTTTTCTAGCCTGAGCTATCTCTTCTCTGTCCTCATCCGGCTCCATGTATTCTGGGGGTGTTGTTGGTGGAGGACCGGGAGTCCAGCTTTCATCCAGCTCTGGGTTCTTCCAGACAGGCATAGCACCGAAAGGCTGGCTAGGAAGGCCATAGGCAGACTGTGGTGAGGCGCAGCTGCTGTTAGGCATACCGTAGCCACCACCACCACATCCCTGCATCATAGGAGGCTGTGGCTTAAAAGCATTCTGTGCTGAGTTGACAGCCCTCTTACCTACAATGCCACCAATACCACCTACAATAAGTAATACTATATCATTAAGCATCTTAGTGTATGCTTGATCAATAGGAGCCATGCTCTTAATAGGCTGTGTTACAAAAGTAACAGAATATAGTAAGGCAAACACAATGCCAAATAGGATGACTGTAATAGCCACCACTACAAATCCCCAAACTCTAACCTCAAACTCTTCAGTTGTTAGCTTTGGTTTGGGCTGGCTTGGTGTCATCATTTTTGTTAGCAGTTCTATCAATTTGTTTCTCCAAGATGGGGGCTACTAAATACTCAGGGCATGTCTGTGTGAATTGACATCTAGGTTTCTGACATTGCTCAGCATGAAAGTTGTCAGGGTTTTGACAGAAGTATCTGTACCTATCCTCACAACCAGTGAGCAGCAATAACAACAATAAATATTTCATAAGCCAACTCTTCCCAACAGCATGTTTACAATCTTGTTAGACAAATCATCAGGCAAGAATTTTAAGAAGCCAAGAAACCATAAAGCTACACACCCATAGACAAATATCTTGAGTGCTAAGTCAAAGGTCTTTTGATATTCATTCACCGCCCACACCTTCTTGTTGTCTCGCAGAATTCCATCAACTCATAAATACCAATTCCAACCAAGAACAAAACAAAAGCACAGCCACCAATAATGATGGCAAGCTCATTCATCTCTTGTTCTTTTTCTTTAGCCTTCTTCTCTGCTCTTTCTAAAGACCTGAGTTCTCTTGCATCATCTATGTCCATCTGGTCTTGACGGGCTTTAATCTTGTTCCAAACGTCAACCTTGCCAGTAGTCATGAAGAGCATCTTGAGTTCTTCTTCAAAAGCTCTAGCCTGTTCAAGAGCCATCTCAATCTGGAGGGCAGTTCCCATGTTAGAGCCTTTGCCCTTCTTCGCCTCAATCAATGCTTTAGTTGCAGTTGACTTGGCATCAAACATCTTGCCAATCATTGGGGCAAGAGAACCTAAATCATTGGCAACCTTGCTGGCCTTCTTGACCATGCTGATGGCACTTTGTATGCCAGCTAGTGCTAACATTGGGTCCATGATTATTTCCGTTCAACCTTTTGCCATTCAATGCATACAACCTTTCTGTTGTACACATCTCCAGTCCAAGTCCATCGGACACACCTATACTTTTCCTCCTTAGAAGAAACAGGGAAAGATATCAATAAAGATATCAGTAGAGCCTTAGCCACTACTGATGAAGTTTGTTTTCTATAGCAAGCCAGATGGCTCCACAGAAAGCACCAATAATTAATACTGGCTTCACTGCTCTAGCCAGCCATTCAAGCACAACAAAAGCACCAGCAGCAGCATTGAATGCTGTCACCACTGCTTGTGTGTTCTTGTCTAAGTTATCAACCTTAGCTTCAACAGCGCACAGACGCTCATATATCTGAGCATGTGTTACTTCCTCAGCCATAGGTATTACTCAGCCGATGACCAAGGAGTTCCTGTAGCTTTAACAGGATTCTTCTGCAAAGCAATATTAGCCGCCAGAGCCGCCTCTGTACTAGCCTTATCAACCCCATTAGCCCATACCCATCCAAGGACTGTCTCTTGTGTCAGGTCTGCATAGGGAATAGTTGGTGTGCCATCAGCCCATGAGCAAGTTGAATAGATAGAGGCTGTGTAGTCTCCATCTACTGCTGTTGCAGTCCAATGTGCAGTTGTTACAAAGCCGTTTGAGGTTTCACGCTCAAGTGTTGAGATAGTCCAAGTAGTAGTCATACTGTTTCCTTATTAGATTTTCTTTTTGCAAAGTAAGCCTCAAAAGTGACTTTTAATATTGGCTTTAAAAACAATTCCCATGTTGGTCTTAGCATCCAACCAACAATAAATGCAACAATAATTTCAATCATGGGGTTACGCTTTCTTGAGCCGCTTGATAAGCCGCAATAACCGCTTCTGTCCAGACTGTATTGCAGATTGCAACAACATTAGCGGGAACGCCTGTCAGGTCTTGTGCGGGAGTTAGGCTTGAACGATGGTAAGATTTACTTAGTTCTTTGCCATCTTCCATGATGCGAGTAGCTTCACGATACAGAATGATGCCATTCTCTGTGACTGTAATCTGGTCTACGGCTGTAGTTTTAGTAAGTGACATTTTGATTTCCTTTTAAGTTAAGTGTCCGACTTGATAATCCAATCAAGTTAAGTTAAACCATATAAATTCCAGATAGCATTATTTGCCCAGCAGTGTCCATTGGAATAGGATTATTTGAACCCCCTCCAACTGGGACTTGTTCTAAAGAAATTGTTGATGCGGCTGTATTGACGTGAGCTTGGAAAGTATTTAAAGCAGTTAAAGTCACTTCATTAACTCTAACAGCACAAGGAGACCAACCACTTGATGCAGAACTAAAAGGAAGTCCTGAAATATTCATGTCTCCAGTTCCTGTATGAGCAGACCAAACTAAAAATATGCGATATGCAACAGTATTTCCAACTTTTGTGTAAGACCCAGTTTGAACGCTATAAGTTCCTGTTCCAGCGGTAGTAGAGCCAACAATTGCAACATCATTAAAAGTCCCCTCCTCATAGTCATCCAAAGTATTAGCGTTAGATGATGCTGATTGAGTTCCAGGGAATGTGATGCCTGTGCCTGAAACAGATGATGAACCTTGAAGTGCAAGTGACTTGTCTTTTTCAATAGAAAGAAGTCCAGTAAAAGTGACTGCACCTCCTGATGTGCCTGATGGTGCGCCATACCAACTATGAATACCAGATGTTTGGGAATAATAAGTGGCACTATCTGAACCAATGTATCTATATGCACCTCCATCCCAATACGCATTGTTCATCATCTGCGAATTAAGATTTCCAGTAAATGAGCCAAAACTAGCCCACGACCCAACTTGCAATATCTTGTGCCCAGCCCAAGCACTCGGAGTAACTCCCAAGCCTAGATTGCCTGAGGAGTCGAGGCGCATTTTTTCTGTTCCTCCGCTTGCGCCGGTCTTAAAAACAAGCGGTCGGTTTGAATACGCCGACAAATACATATTTGTATTGTCTGTAGATACATCACCCGTTTGCGCTGACCCGTCTGAGTTTATAAAAACAACAGCGCCGTTTGCAGCGCCGCCAACAAGCATTGAGTTTGAAACAAGTGAGCTACCCACAACTTGAAGTTTTTGTGTAGGTGAAGTTGTACCAATGCCTACATTGCCTGCGCTTGTAATGCGCATAGACTCCACACCACCTTCTGTAAAGGCAATAGTGTCAGCCGCAGGAAACCAAATACCAGTGTTAGTGTCGCCAGTTGTAGTCAATGCGGGAAGCAATGCCGTTCCAGCAGAGAATGTTGCGACACCAGTAACTCCAAGAGTTGTGGATGCTGTAACTGAAGTAAACGCACCAGTAGATGCCGTAGTAGCACCTATGGTCATTCCATTGATTGTTCCACCTGTTAGAGTAGCACCGCTAGAAGCAAGAGTGTTTAGAGTGGCTGTAGAGGATGCACCAAGGGTTGTGAAGTTACCCGCAGCAGGGGTCACATTACCAATAATGCCTTGCAGGGATGTTGCTGTAGCTGCACCTAAAACTGGTGTCACTAGGGTAGGGCTTGTAGCCAACACATTGCTACCAGAGCCTGTATTGGTCACAGAGACTATGTTCTTACTAGCATCTAACGCCAAAGCAGTCGAGGCAGTTAGTGCAGATAACACAGGCTGTGCAGTAAAGGTAGCCACACCAGTGACAGCTAGTGTGCCACCAACGCTAGCATTACCAGCTAAGAACAAGTCTTTAAATTTTAAAGCACTGCTACCAATGTCTACAGTGTTTGTAGTTTTTGGAGCCAGCAAAGTTGAAGAAACAGTTACATCTTGTGTAGGACCAAGAGCATTAATTGTTGCTCCTTCTCCAGCAGTACCGTCATGCTTGTGTCCTGTAGATGCATTGAAGGCATCTTGTACACCATCAAATTCAGAATCTAAATCAGCAGCATTAATAACATTACCATCGGCAATGTTGTTGGTAGTATCTTTACGAACATATCCCGTCATAACTATTCCTTATCTTCTATCATGTGTGGCATACTCTAGCGTTGCAGCGTCCAGAGAAAACGGAGGGTCTTGGCTATCTGAAATAAACTGTAAAGATACAGAGAATCCAGAGCCTACCACTTGTGTTTGAAATTGCTTCTTCAACTTATCACCATAAACAGTTGTGCCATACTTAGCAGCACTAGTGCCGTAAAAGCCAACACTACCTGCACTATTAGACAGCACAATGGTTGAGGGCTGAATAGATCCTTGATCATCAAAATCCAGCTTTAAATTCACTGATGTTGTAACAGATCCTTGGGGATCTGTATAGAGAAAAAGCTTATAAAAAGTCTTCCTCACCCTAAAATCATTAATTGGTACATAAGGGGTGGCAAAGGAAGCAATAATGTTTGTACCATCAAAGCTATTACCCTGCTCCATCTCATACACAAATCCATCATTATTAGCAAACACAATGGTTTCTGTTTGGTTTTGGTAGTCTCCATCAGCTACATAGCATTTAAACCCCACCAGTTCAGCCCATGCTATATTACCAGTGGACTCACCAGTCATCTGTGTTCCTAAAATACCCTTGGCATTAGATGCTGTAATATTAGCATTATACCCAAACAATCTATATTGTGACTTCTGTTTAATAACACAACTAGCAAATGTTGAATTTGCACTAATCAAAGAAGTCATCTCAGTTTGGACAGATTTAGACACCACCCCTAAGCTGAAGTCACCAATACGATCTGTAGCTCCCAATAGTCTTAAACCCTCTGGACCTAAGAACATAACATCACCACCAACTTCTTGTATGGTGTCTGAAGCTACGCACCCAACATTCTTAGTGATGGGCTGTAGAGAGAAGTCTTGTATGGTGGTTCCAGACAATTGACTAATAGTTTTCTCTGTAAAGATTATTAGTGTTTCTCTAAATACAATGAGGCCAGTGATGATGCCACCAACATTAATAATTCCAGAGCCAGTAGCAGCATTAAAGTCTGTGTCTGTATATGGAGCAGTGAATATAATGTTTTCATTCTTAGCAAAGAACAACTGGTTCTTATGGCTAACAACAAACTGAGCACCTAATATATCTGTTGTCTTATCTGATATGACATTAAAATTTGTACCATCATAAATGAATGGATAGTTGGTACTGTCTACACCAACAACTTTCTCAGTGCTACTAAGTCTATACTTGCTAAGGCGTGTCTTATAGTTGCTAGAGCGATTGCAAGATAGCCAAGTGATGGCAGCATTATCAGCAGGACTAGAAGCCAGTGCTGGATTTATAGAGACAGTGGCTGCAGTGGTAGTAACTGTGGGGATAGCCAACACTGTATACACCTTCTCAACACCAGCAATACTGAAGGTATCGCCAACCTGAGGAGCTTTAGTTAAGCCATCAATAGCCAGAGTGCTACCTGTCTGAGCACCACCATTAACAAGCACTGTGCCGTAATAGGGCTTACTTATCTTAGTGTAGCCAGCACCAGTGGTTGTATAAACATCACTATTTCTAACAGCTACAACACTGTTGTTCCAAGCAGAGATGCCACTAATAATGCCTGTATGAGATGTAAAAGTTACAGCAGCTTTATCTGCTGGACTAGAAGCTAAAGACGTTGTGAGCGTCACTGTAGCCACTTTAAATGTAGAACTGTATGAAACACCAGCAGCAGCAATGGTGTATGTGCCTGTCACACCAGCAATGGTAAACTTATCTCCAGCAATCGGGGTAGTGAGGATGTTTGAGATTATTAAGGTAGTACCAGTCTGACCACTACCCTGCACTTTAGGCTCACCGTATGCAGGTACAAAAGAACTACTGTATTTATTGTAGCCTTCAATACGCATGTAGCCACCGTCCACAGAAGGCTCAAAGTTCTTCATGAGTCTTCCACTGCCGGGTGCTTGTGTGCCGTGCTGAAGCGGTGATAGATTGGAAATCAATCCACCACGGAATTCAAAGGGATACGTCTGCCATCCATCAGCCATTATTTAACCCTGTCACCAAAGCCTGAAAAAGCAGTTGATTGTGTAATTGCTGTTGACTGCATATAAACATACTTATTGATAAGAAGAATACGCATCTTCTTTATGCCTTCTTCAAACTTACCTTTAGCTATATTAGCTGCCTGTTCATTGCTTCTAAACATGTATGCGTGATACATAGCACCATCTAAAATAACTTGTTTAAATCTTTCTGGAATAGATGGAACATCTGTAGAGCTAGAAAGATCTACAGGAATTCTGTAATATTCATAGACAATTGAATATGCTTGATTAGGAGCAGGGACAACGCCCCACTCCAAACTAGGAGCATGGAATACATAAGTAGGAACATCTTGCTTGCTTGTATCAGCAGAATATTCCTGATCTACAAACCTTTGAAGATAGTCATCATAAGTCATGACACCAAGCCTAACAGTGTCGTTAGACAAAGTAGCACTTTCTTTTACACGGAAGGTGTCAAAGTCAATAGTGCTAGCGTCAGAAGGAAAAGCATATCTTGTTCCACCAACTGTCAAAGTTTCTTCAGCAAGCACATGATTGAAAGGCCACTCATAATGGGTGTGGTTGATATCTCTAATAGCTGAATTTACAGCATCTTTAATATGAGCGTAGAAACCAGTGGCTGTAGAGAAGTTTGAAGAAGTAAGCTCAACTTCGTTAAGCCTTCTATTAACTTCATTGGTAAGTCCAATATAGTTGTATGCCATTCTTATTGTTCCTTAACACGCAAACGAGTTACTCGCTCAGCTACATTACCACTATTGTCTGTAATTCTACAATAGAACTTGTATTCAGTATTGTTAGTGCCTAGCCCAAGATTGATGGTTGTAACACTACCAGAAATAGTCTGAGATACATTCTGAATGCCATTAACAGTGTTACCTCCTGTAATGGCTGTCTTTACACCAGAGCTATTATCAACAAACCAAGAACAGCTACTAATAGTTGCTGTGTCTAGAAACCTAGACCAGTCAACACTGTAGTCTAAGATTTCATCAGGATCTTTGTTAGGCCATCGAAAAGACATTATTAAACTCCTACTCCACTAAAGCACTTCTATCAGCAGTAGTGGACTTTCTATCTGTATATACTTGTCTAGGCTCTGTAGCCACATAAGATGTTCTGTCATACCCTGTAGAATGTCTATCTACATAAACTCTACGAGACTCAGCTAACACCAACATTGTTCTTTCTTTTGCTGTGCTATGTCTTTCAACATACACAGTGCGTCTTCTATCATAAAGATGTGCTACAGCAGCATAATCAAATACAGATACTGTAACAGCTACTGTACCTACATCTCCGGTAGCAGACAACCCATCAAAGGTTGGTCTAGCATTATTAGCTGCAACAACATCACCAAGACTTGTTGTAGCTTCTACACCTGTTATAGCTACTAAGGCTTTAGCCAGTACAGAGACAATCCCTAAACTAGCTACACCCTCAACACCAACTAAACTTGTTGTGGCCTTTGCCACTATAACAACACTACCTAGTGCTGTTGTACCTACAACACCATCTACAGGAATTCTATTGATAGATCTAACATCAACAGTGCCTATAGCTGCTGTAGCCTCTACACCAGATAGTAATGTAACTGCCTTAGCAATTACAGAAATACTACCAACACTACCAGCAGCAGATACTCCTACTGCTTCTGTTATTGCTTTAGCAACTACAGATACACTACCAACATTTCCTGTAGCAGCTAAGCCAGTAGGTGATACTGTACAACCTAAGCTAAAAGATACAGCATCATTAACAAAGCCAGTAGCAGATACACCAACTAAACTAGTTACTGCTACGCCTACTACACCTACATCACCAGTAGCTCCAACAGCTACTAAGCTAACAACTACATGGTTAGCATCACCGCTAATAACAACACCACTATCTGATGTTGCAACCCCTTGCACCCCATCTGGAACATATGCAACATTGCTTTTACCATAACGGGATGTCCCGTATATACCAATGCTATATATTGCCCCCGACCGGGTTGTCGTAGCCATGACCTACGACTCCTTATGCGATACGAACAATAGCGTTGCTTGCGTCTGCTGCTGGGAATTGAATTACAAAGTCACCATTAGTTGATGTCTTATCACCACCAAAAGAAATGACAGCTACAGCATTAGTTGTGGCTGAGCCACCATCTGTAGTGGTATTATAAATTAAAGCACCAGCAGCAGTGATGGTTGCATTAGCAAAGGTAGCATCAGCAAAGTCAATGAATGCTGTAGTACCACTGCTAGTGGGATCAATGTTTGTTAGAGTAGCACCACCAGCAGTGTAACCAGTGCCAACAACTTCGTTAGAGGTTGTGTAATCTGTGGTTGAAGCACCAAGGTTGGCAGAAGATGTGTACAAAGCAATCTTAAATGTATGACCGCTTGTAACATTAAAGTCATGTTTACGCTCAAGCAATTCTTTTTTAAAGCTTGTGCAAAGGGCAGAAGTAATCCT